GTTTCCCACCGAAAGTTACACGACTTTGCCTATCATTATGAATCGGCATTGAGGGATGCTGTTCCCTCATTAGGTTTTCATCCACGGCTTTCATCTGGTTGCGGGTCTGGTCCCGATAATATTCAGTTCTTTCTGCTACCGTTTCTTCTGGTATTCGTGCAAGCATTAAACCACCTACACCAATTACCCCTGCATTCTTACCCTCTTCAATAGTTGGAAACATATCTCCAGCATCGGGATATTCATCCGCTCTTACTGGTTCCCAGCCTTCCCGAATTCTTGAGTGCATATTCGTTTTATCATCCTCACCTCTTAAATGAGTTCTAATCCAACGATGCTTGTACCCAGCGGGTGCTTCTGGCATAGCCAACTTTGATGGTGGTGCCCACGGTTTTCTTCTTGCCGGGGTCTTTGCACGACTTGCATTATCTCGTGTTGTTCTGTTATCTGCCATGTTTTACTCCTTCACATACTTAGCATATTCTTCGAGCGGAACATTCAGCCTTCTCGCAATAGCAATTTGCGAGGCAGACAACTTGACTGTTCTGCGTCCCTTTGGTGTTGACGACTTGGAAGCCGTTGTCCCAGCAGAGGCGACTCTGGGACTATTGGATTTCTTAGGAGTTTCTTGAAACTTGTGCGGAAACTCCGTCCTAATCCGGTTATCTAATTCAGTATAGTACTCATCTGATGTTGCGTCAAACCCCTCATCTTCAATTAGTTGCTTGTGTAGCCCAAAAGCTGCATAGGTCATAGGTTGATCTTGTCCAAACCAAGAATTTTTCTGTGCCCAATCTTCTGCTTTTGGATCTGGTTTAGCTTGTGCTTGCTGTGGTTGTTGCTGTGGTTGTTGCTGTGGTTGTTGCTGGGTTTGGACAGCTTTTCCTTCAGCAGCTTTAATCTGTTCTTCCCTGTTTGCTTTTAAATGAGCTAACCTAGATTCTTCTAAAGCAATCCTAGAAATGCTTTGCTGTGCCTCGTACATTGCATCAGCATCACCTTCTTCATGTGCTTTTCGATAAGCTTCTTTTGCTGCAATTGACTGAGATTGAACTCTTGTATCAAATTCACCAACGTAAGTTGTATCTAGTTTATCTAATCGACTTTGTAAATCTTCATTCTGTTTTTTAACAGCTTCAGCGTATTCAATTGCTGCCTGTCTTTGTCTTTCCTCTTCCCTAAACTTAGAAGTAAGTTTACTAATACGTTTTTTAACAGAGTCAGAATAATCAGAAAGTTCATCACTTTCTTTTTCTGAGGCTTTGGTATCAACGATAACTTCTTCTTTGTTATCATCGCCTTTCTCCTCTATTTCAATTTCTTGTCCTTCTTCTTCGACTTCTTCAACTTTAATATCTTCTTGCATACTAAGCTCCGTATGTTTTTATGTCGTCAGGATCGACAATGGTTGCAATAACTTCATCGTCATTGATTATTCTAACTTCTCCACCCTCTATTTGAAACCGTGAACCAGCGTAACGACCAATACAAACCCAGTCGCCTTCCTTACACCAAGGTTCACCATCTCCAAATTTATCTTTATCTTTATATGCAAGAGGACCAACTTTAGTTACATAAGCCGTAACAGTTGCTCGTGCTTCTCTTTCTCTTACTGGATCTGGAACGTAAACACCACCATCTGTTTTTTCTTTACCCATGTATGGCATAACTAGTAAACGCCATCCTGTGGGTTGTGGTATTCTGTCTATTATTTTTAGCTTCTTTGCTTCTTCTTCGGCTTTTTTCTTTGCGTTTTTTTGTGCGAGTACATACTCAGGAACTATCAGACTCATCATCCACCTTTTTTAGCAGGGTTTGTATATGTTCCAACGCATAAGAGAGTCCCTGTATCTCTCCTACCATTGCCTTGTAATGACCAATATCAGACGCACTGCCACTGGTCAAGGAAATACTTATGTCATCTATTCTAGTCGTTAGATCTTTTTTATATTTATGTAGAAAATCAGCTATATACATTTAAAATTTACTATTAATTCCATAATTAATATTAAGGTCTGTTCTTCCTAAAGGATTATAACCATCAAAATTTTGTTGTGCTCCAGCGGAAAAAGTTCCCAAACCAAAAGGTCCAGGTGTTGTATACTCAGCCCCTAAACTATCTAGTCCTCCAAAACCTCCACGGCTTGATAAGTTAATATTACTGTTGTCATTAAAAGGTATATTACCACTTGTTGAAAAAGAAGGTTGTTTATTTCCAGAAATATTCATATTTCCTTTAAAGTTTTCTCCTTGATAACCTACGTTAGTGTTATTAAGATTAAAGCCATTATTCCTATCAAGATAACCGCTTGAGTCAAAAGTAACAGGACCGCTTCTACCTGATAAGTTAATAGGAAAACCATTTTCATCAAATACATTTCCTGTATTTAAATTAGTACCTGCTTGATCGGAAAGATTAAAAGAGAGACCTTTATCAGAACCAGCAAGGTTATTAATTGATGTATTCAATCTATTTCCATCGCCAAATCTAGTTTTATTAGTAAGAGTTCCGTCATTCTTTGTTGAAAGAACATTTTTACCATATAGATCCATTTCTAAATTTCCAGAAGAATCTTTAAATCTAGAAGGTAGTATATCTGTGTTTATAACTGGTTTTTCAAAACCTTTAAATAGACCTTCAATACCAGTTCCTGTTTGAGTTTTAAGTTGTTGATTTAGATCACCTAAATTAAAACCAGCGTTTTGCAAACCATTATTTGAGTAGCCTACATTACCACGAGTGTTTACATTATTTCTTTCATTAAAAGTTTGATTTATTTCAGAAAGAGATTGTGTTCCTCCTCCGCTTCCAGAAATTGATGTCCCTTCAGCAAGACTTTTTTCGATAGCGGCTTTTACAAGATCTGGAATCTCTTCACCTGCTTTTGGCTTATTTAAATACTCTAAAGCATTTGATAAGCCTGATTTCACTTGTCCCGAAAAACCCGTTCCTAACAATGTATCGATTGAGCTTTCAAAATAACTTTTATCATATTTATCTTTATCATAACGATCATCTAGAGGATTTCTAGAACCTTGATAATTAGGTGCCCCTCTAGGTGTAAAGGTAGAACGATTACTCATTGTGTTAGCAAATATAGAAGGTAATCCTCCACTTACAAAAGACATGCCAGTTAATGCAGCTGTATCATTAAATGACAAAGGATCTGGCTTTTGTTCTGCATACGCCCCCATTTGTGTCTGCGTTCCTGCTGGGCTACCAAACGGCATTCCAAATGGAGTTTGAAGTCTAGCTTGATTTGCCGGTATTTGATTGTTAAAACCAGGTTTATTTCTTTCATTCATAGGGTTTACATAATTAGCATAGTTTTTTTCTGCTATACTATCCATATCCCCTTGGCTCATAATGTTATTATAATTAACATCACCACCAAAAAAATCAGCTATACCTTGAAAGGGGTTATTGTAGCCATACGGATTAGTAGCTGTTATGCCTCTGGCTGATTGTAAGGCTTGTTTTGCATTATAGGTATCACCACCGCCACCAATATTTCTGTTTTGTATGTCTTCAGCAATACGAGCACCTCCCGTAAGTGCTGCTGAAGAGTCTCCAGCAGGGTCATAAGAACCACTATCAACACCCATATTATTTTGTTGGTCGTTTTGATAATTGTCTATGCTTGCGAAATCTTCACCACGCATTTATTTAACTCCTGTAAACCCTAGTCCTTGGATAGCCATGCCACCACCACGAGAGAATCCTGGTACGCCTCTGGCTTTTAAGACATCTTTTTGAGTTATCTTACCATCACCTGTTATGTCTTTAAAAGTACCACCATCTTTTTTACTTAGAACTAGCTCTCTTATCTTTCTTTCAGCTTCTCCTGAACTAATTTTTCCTGCCGCTGATGCATTCTGAATGTTTTTGAATTGAGCAACTTTGGCTTTTCCAGAATCGCCTTTGTTTATTTTAGTTATTTTACCATTTTTAGCGTAAATTGGTTTCTTCATTACCTTCTCCAAAATTTGCGATCCACCGTCCTTGCGACTTCGACCTTTGTTAATTAATGCTTGTGCTTTATTCTTACTTATACCTAAATCGTCTGCGAATTGTTTTACTCGTGTCATTATACACCCACCATCTTCTTTGCTTTTATGTGTGATTTACTAAAGCTCATACCTTTTCTCATATCTTTTTTCATACTAGCCATATGCTTAGTAGTGTGATGCTTTGAATGCTCTTTTAATTTGTCCGTTTGTTTCTTAGTTAAAGCAGCCATTATTTTTTCTTCTTTATCATTTTTTTTAATGTTTTAGATTGCCTGAGATGCATCTTAGATGCACCTTTTAATTCTTTAACTATTTTTTTAATCTTACGTTTCATTATTTTTTCCCCATAAGCTTCATGGCTTGACCAGCACCTTTGATACCAAATGAACTGGATACAGCTATAAATAATAAATACTGATACCAATCTGGTAAAGTGTTAAGCACTTCAAATCCTGCTCGTACATGTTCGGTAAGTGACGGAATGAAGACTAAAATTGCGGGAGCTAACAGGACGACTAAAGCAAATTCATCCTTCCAGCTTGAATCTGTATTATCAGCCATAGATTTTTCCCACTCGACCTCGCCAGCTGCAACTCGTTCTGCAACTTTGGCTTTAGCCATGACAGTAGCTACTTTGGCTTTTCCTTCTGCCTTTGTCTTCTCAACCTTGTTGTCCATCCAGCTAGTCGCTAGATTTGCAATAGGTCCAATTATCGCTGCGAACATTTGCAATCCTTTTTGACAAATCTATTATCAACCCAAACCTTACCATAGTATAAAATAAAAAGCCACAGTGTAAAAAGTGCTCCTTCTATATAAGATAAACTATTCCACGCATCTAATATTGTATTTTCCATTTAAATCTCCTATTTAGCTATACTTCTTAAACTTTCCATCACTGAATCAATGCTGGGGATCTTCGAGTTCTTATTGACCACACAACGATACTGCTTTGGACATCCTACTCTAATATCAGCAAATTCTAACTCATATGTTTTTTGAGCTCCAACGTAAATGCAAGCCATTTTATCTTTAAACACTTTTCTTGTTTTTAAACGGCAAGTGGTGTAGACGGGCTCAATTATTTTTCCTTGCCATATCTTTTGTTGTTTAGAATAATCTTTTGCTTCGGCTCTCTTAATCCAAATAGAAGTCAATACTGTAAAGAAACCAATTATAACTAAAAACAAAAGAAACCAACCGATTACTTCTGCAATTTGTTTTCTCAACGCTTGCTGCTTATATATGGTTCGTTGACGCTCTTTCCTGATTTCACCTTCCATCTGAAGAAGTTCATCATAAGCGTTAGGTCCTATAGTTAAATTTAAAAACATCTTTAACTCATAGCGTTGTTCTTCTAATTTTTTTTTTGCTGAGTACGCTTGTAGTGCTGTGGCTTCAATGCTTCCTGCACCAAAGACTTTACCAAATATTCCAGGGTTCTTGGCTTGTTTTTCAGCGTTATCTATATCTGATGAGGCTCCCATCCACCTAGTTAAGTCACCAGACATTTGTTCTAAATCACGACCAACAGCAAACCCACT